ACAGGACCTACAGGACCTACAGAGCCTACAGGACCTACAGGACCTACAGGACCTACAGGACCTACAGGACCTACAGGACCTACAGAGCCTACAGGACCTACAGGACCTACAGGACCTACAGGACCTACAGGACCTACAGGACCCACAGAGCCTACAGGACCTACAGGACCCACAGAGCCTACAGGACCTACAGGACCTACAGGTCCATCAAGTAATGGTACTGACATAACCGACATTCTTATTGGAGCCACCGCTGCTGCGGGTGCTGGTAATAGAGGAAAGTCAATGTTTCAGCCCTTTATGACTGGACTGTCGTACCAGCCGTACCAGCTTACTCCGTTGTCTTTCCAACAAAAAGATTACATGCAAGAACTTGCCGGAATAATTCAAGCAAACAGTCGAGGTATGTTGACATAATGACTTACTTAAATTTAGTAAACAACGTACTCAGACGTTTACGAGAAGACGAAGTAACTAACGTATCTGAAAGTACGTACAGCAAGATGGTCGGTGACTTTGTAAACGACGCAAAGGATCTCGTAGAGACAGCGTGGGATTGGTCAGCGTTGCGTAACACCCTTACGATTACGACGGCTGCTGACGACTACACTTACTCACTGACAGGCAGTGGTGACAAAGGTAAAGTTTTTAGGATTATAAACGATACTTCGAACTGTGAGCTACAGTACCAAACACAAGCGTGGTTTGACAACGAGTTCTTTGTAAACAACCCAGTCTCAGGCGCGCCTAAGTATTTTACTTATAACGGCGTAGACGCTAACGGCGATACTCAGATTGATGTGTATCCTAAACCTGACGGCGTTTACTCGTTAAAAGTAAAAATAGTTTTGCGTAACGTACCTCTGAGTGCTGATGCAGACACGTTGGCTATACCTAGCAGTCCTGTAATTCACATGGCACTTGCTCTGTTAGCTCGTGAGCGTGGTGAAACAGGCGGTACATCTACTGCTGAGTACTTTGCGATAGCTGACAAGCATTTGTCTGACGCGATTGCATTGGATGCCCAGAAACACCCTGAAGAAACAATTTTTTACACACCGTAGGAATTACTATGGCACAACAGTTACAGAGTATTAACTTGGTTGCTCCTGCGTTTCAGGGAATCAACACAGAAGATTCTCCTCTAGCACAGGACACGTCTTTTGCTGAAGTTGCAGACAACGCAATTATTGATCGACAGGGCCGACTGGCTTCCCGTCAGGGTAACAGCGTTATCACGACCAACAAGACGGCGTTAGGTACGGATCATATCCACAACATCCACGAGTTTTATGACAGTGCTGGCAACGAAACTATATTTAGCACTGGAAATAACAAGATACTGAGTGGCACTACTACGCTGACAGATGTTACTCCCGGCTCATACACGATTACGGCTAACGATTGGAAGATCGTAAACTTTAACGACAAGGCTTACTTTTTTCAAAGAGGTTTTGACCCCTTGGTACATGACAATGCTAATGGCTTAAGGACGTTTAGCGTTGTAAACAGTAGTTCAACGAACGCTACATTTAAGTGTAACGAGGTGCTTGCTGCATTCGGCAGGCTGTTTATTGCTGGCAATGCTACCAATGACACCATTATCTATTGGTCTGATTTATTGGACGGCACTAAGTTTACTGGTGGCTCTAGCGGGTCTATTGACGTTGCAAAGGCTTGGCCTAACGGTGCAGACAAAATTGTTGCACTAGCGGCTCATAACGATTTGCTTGTGGTATTTGGTGAACATAGTATTATTGTTTACTCAGGGGCAAGCAGTCCTGCAAGCATGGCAATCAACGACACTATATCAGGCGTGGGTTGCATAGACAGGAAAACAGTACAGAATATTGGTACTGACTTACTGTTCTTGAGTGATGATGGTTTACGAAGCTTAGGAAGAGTCATACAAGAAAAATCTCTTCCTATAACAGACGCAAGCCGTAACGTAAAACAAGATTTGATTGCAAAGCTAAAAACTAAGACTAGCCCAGCTACGTCTGTGTACAGCCCTGAAAACTATTTTTATTTACTGGGTCTACCTGACAGTAGCCTTATATATTGTTTTGACTTACGAGGTCGATTAGAAAACGGAGCGTTCCGTGTAACTAAGTGGCCTAGTGTTGACTTCAAAAGTTTTGCTAGAGATCGTAACGGTGACGTTTACATTGGTACTGTAGATGGTATAGGTAAATATGACGGGTTTGACGACAACAACTCATCGTATATTTTTCGATATACAAGTCCGGGTTTGACGTTTGGTGATCCGTCGAAGCTGAAGCTACTCAAAAAGATACGCCCTACAATTATTGGCGGTAACAACGCGGACATTATTTTGAGTTGGACTTACGACTTTTCAATTCAAGCCAATACGTCACGGTTTAGAGTTGGTTCTGCAACACCCGGTTTTTACGGCGTGTCAGAGTACACGGCTGTTGAGTTTTCGTTAGGTGATTTGATTAGTCGAAAGTCTCTTAACTGTACAGGTAACGGGTCGGTTGTTACGGTAGGTTTACAAACAGAAGTAAACGGTAGCGTTATATCCCTACAGGAAATGAATGTATTAGCACTTATAGGTAAAACAGTATGAACAATAATGAAGTTAGGAGGGTATTCTAATGGCACACGCATGGTGGCATCCGATTACTAACGCAGTTGGAAGCGTTGTGGGCAGCGTGGGACAAGGACTACTAACTGGCGCGCAAAACATTGGTCAAAGTCTGGTAGACAACGCTGGTCAAGCTGCTATGGGTGCTGCTGGTTTGGCGCTTGTGAATAAAGCCTATGATGATTTAGGCGACATAGGAGAAAGGGCGTTTACAGGTGTTGACCCTATTGCAGCCGCAGGCTTACAGCAAACAGCGTTTCGTCCGTTTACGGTCAGCGTAGGAAGCAGGGCGTTTCCCGGCTCAAGGTACACTAGTAGCTCAGTGGGGGCAGGTATGCCTGCACCTAGTACGTTTTCTACTATGGGCTACAACGAGCGTATACAGCAGATTATGGATACTCAAGGAGTGTCTCGTGAACAAGCTGTTGCTAACCAACGTGCAGCCACGGGTCAAGGGTTGGACATAAACAACGACGGGGTAGTAACCAACCAAGAGTTTGCTGCTCTTAGAAACTTAGGGTTGACGGGGGCAGGAACGTCTGGCGTCGGTACTGGAAGCATGGCAGGAGGTGTTGGTCCTAACCTTCAAATAGATTTAAGTGAACAGGAGCAACGTCTCAAGCAGGGGTTGTTGGAGAATGCACGACAGAGTTTACTGGTTCAAGATCCTGCCGGTGCTGCTCAGATGCGTACTATCGGGGGAAATGCTTTAACTAGAGGACAACAGCTTCTTGCAAACATTCCGGGCGGCACAGGAGACAGAGAAGCAGCAGTATACAACCGTATACGAGCAACACAGCTTCCTGAAGAAGAGCGTCAACGTTTAGCTCTTGAAGAGCGTCTCGCTAGTCAAGGACGTTTAGGCGTACAAACAGCCATGTTTGGTGGCACACCGGAGCAACTGGCTTTAGCTAAGGCACAAGAAGAAGCACAAAATCAAGCGTCTCTTATGGCAATCCAGCAGGCGCAACAAGAGCGTATGCAACAGGCTGCGCTGGCAGAACAAGTGTTGGGTCTTGGTTCTGGTTTGTTCTCTGGTCAGCTGGGTCTGCAACAAGTTCAACAAGGCATGGGCCTATCTGGTCTAGGTGCTTCTTACATCCCGCAGGCGCAAGCTCTCAACATGTTCCAGCAAGGCTTGGCAGCATCTGAGCTGGCCCAACGTGGTCAGTTGGCTGGCGCAAGTATGTTCGGTGAAGCTAAGATGTCTGGACTTGAGGCACTGTTGGGTTCTGGCTTAGGCCAAGCTAACCTGATTGGTGCGGCAGGTACAGGTTTGTTGGGTGGGGCATTAGGTTAAACTGGAGAAAGACAATGGCTAGATTTGGACAAGGACTTATACAAGGTTTAACCAACCCGCAGTTTCAACAGGGATTGTTTGAGTTAGGTGACCGTATTGCCGACAGGCGCAAAGAAAAAAATCAGTTACAAGCTATTAGTAACATTACAAGCCTCTCTAATCAAGGCATGGCTGCGGCACAAGCTGCTGATGTTGCTGGATTAAACGCTAGTATTGAGGCACTACAACAATCAATTTCTACAGCACCTACTGTTGAAGTTGCTAACGCTTACAACAAACAGCTAACTAATCTACAAAGCATGGTTCCTGAAACTAAAAGACTAGCTGCTTTAAATTCAGTTAATCAACTAGAGGTATCTCGCCAGCTTGCCAGTACGCCAGAAGAAAAGCGTAACATTGAGCGTATCATGGAACGTGTGGCTAGAGAGTCAGGCAACAGTACTGAAGGTATACTGGGCCGTACTGACACAGAAATTAAAACTACAAAAACACGACAAGAAGAAGCGATTACAGAAAACTTTTACGCCGTTCCGGTAGAAAACAGAGAGGCGTACTTAAGAGGGGCAGAACAAAGAGGATTTGGCGAAATCGCTGCTATTCTTGAGGCACGAGAGTTGGAGCGAGAAGCAGATCAAATTAAGATTGATGAGGCTAGAACCAGCGCAGAGTTAGCACGTACTCCGCTGCCTACGGGTGGTCTAAAGAAAAGAGTAGAGGCTCTTCCCGACAGCCAAGAAAGAACTGACTTGCTTGAACGAATTGAAATGGCTGAGTCGCGGAACATTAAAGAAGGTGAAACGTTTCAGCCGGGACAGCGACGTAGATTAGGCGACGAGCTTACCAGTATTAACGACGGTATTACAAGGGCTGCAGGTAGAGAAGACCAAGCTAACTTGCTTGTTAATCGTCAAATACAAGACGACATAAGAACTCTTCAGTCTAGACGTGCAATGATAACTATTGATGACGACGAAGTTGAAGAACGCGCAAGAGAAATAAGGAACAGCAAGCAGTACGGTAGAAGAGGAACTGTAAAAGATAATTTGTCTGCTGCAAGAAAAGAGTTGCTTGGAGAACGACAAACCGCTATAGACAACGAAATTAAAGTTTTAGAAGCAACTTTGCGAGGCGAGTCTATTGACGAAGAAGACGTAGATCAAGGCAACATTTTACCTACGTTTTCAAACGAAAGAGACGTAGAAAAAGCAGTTGAAGCAGGCACTTTAAAAATAGGTGATGTTGTTATTGTTAATGGTGTTGAACTAGAGATACAAGAATAATGGTACAATTAGTTCCCGTTTCTGAAAAAGAAAAAAAGTCTGGTATTAATTTAGTTCCTGTCGGTTCTAAAAGACAGGTATTAAAGCTGTCTGAAATTGAAGACAACACTCTTGGCGAAGATGTCTACGGCGCAGCTATAACTACACTTGACGGACTAACGTTTGGCTTTGGTGACGAACTTACGGCTGGTTTGCGTGTAGGTGCTGACGAAGTTTTACAGATCATGTTCCCAGAAATAAACGCCAACGAAACTGCTAGACAAAAGTACGAGCGTTACCTGAACGAAGGCAGAGAGATAGAGCAAAGGTTTTCTGATGACAACCCCATCCTGTCTACTGCTTTAGAAATTGGTGGAGCCTTAGCAACCGGAGGCGGTCTTGCCTTACGTGTAGTTGGAACAGCGGCTACCCGTGCTGGTAACGTTGCTAGACAAGCGGCTACTGCTGCTGCTGACGTTGCGGTGTACCAGATAGGTGAGGCTGAAGGTACGTTTCAGGAGCGTGTCGGACAAGTAGACCCTGCTACTGTTGCTTTAGGTGCTGCTATTGGCGGCATTGCTGGCTCATTTTTGAAAGGCACAGCGGAAGTTCCGTCTGAAAAAGTAATAAAGGATAGGTCTACTGCTAAATCCAAGAGGGGGTACAGCGAATCTAATGTTGCTGTAAAGCGGGGTCGAGCAGAAGTTGGTGAAGGCGAAACAAGTAGAGCTTCTAGACTTGCAGAGTCTACTAAAGCTACAGAAGAGTCTGTACTTTTGCGTACAAAAGACTGGACAGCGAGAAATGTAGGTGATCGTGAAGCAATGCACCTTGTTGATGCTGACGGTCAAACTATGAGAGTAATCTCAGAAACAGTACAAAAATTAGATAACGCTGGTGGAAAAGCAGGATCACTTGGAAGACTAGACGAATGGTTTTCAAAAACCTCAGAAGGCCAACGTGCAATGAGTTTGTTAATGGACGCAGGAAGAGCAAGTAAATACGGAGCAGTGACAAACGTTGCTACCCGACAGCAAAACTTTACTGCTGCTCAGAATATCATTAACGCAGCACCCGCAGAAATTAGAAAATCTTTTGATACTCTTAACGGAGAAATTAGGTACTTGAAGGAACTAGATCCCGGCAACAAGGGAACTGGAGACTTTTGGCCTTTCCGATTAAAAGCAGGCGCAGCAGAGGCCGCTAAAAAAAGTGGAGACAAACTTACAAAAACAGGAAACTACGACAGTCCTGTAGCTTCAGCCCTTGCTTATATGGAAGACGTACGTGTTGCTCAAACACTGGCGAAAAATTTTGGCGTATCTTCTATTCAAACTAAAGGGTTGAGAAGTGCTAATGACATCCGCAAAAAAGCAATGGAGCTAGAAAAACAAGGTTTATCAAAAAAGAAAATAACTAAAAAAGTTGAGAAGATGTTGAGGCAGAACGAAAAGTCTAACACAGACAGAGTAATTGACGCTATTGTTAAAAGCAAAGAAAAAACTTTGAGTCCTGAACAGCAAGCAAACCTTAGGGAAATACTTGTAACTACTTTTGTTAGCGGAAGAAAGTCACCCCATGCCGCGTTGGATTTGTTGCGCGTTTCTGTGACCACATCTCAGCTTGCTCGTTTGTCAGGCACTATTTTAAATATGTCTGAAGTTGGCGTAGCGGCCACAAACTTTGGTCTTGTAAACGCTTTGAAAGCACTGCCTCAGTCTATACGGTCTGCTCTCTTGACAAACGGCGACAAAATTATTGACGATTTTGGAAACGCTTTGCGCTTGCCTGATGTTGGCGTAGTTAATCAGTACATGGGTGAAATTAAACAGGGTGGAAGCAAGTGGTCAGACAAGTGGGCAAACCGTTTATTTACTATCTCTGGCGTTAAAATGATTAACAGGCTTGGTCAAGAAACTGCGTTAAACGCTGCTCTAAATCAAGCAAAATCTTTAGCTAAAAAAGGAAAGCTAACTGAGCTTAAAGCTGCTAAAGGCATGACACCAAATGAAATAAAGATGCTTGAGCAACAGCTTAAGAACAACAACATAAGACACCCTGATGTTAAAGACTTTGTGTTCCGTCAGCTAACGGACGTTGCTCCTGTTTCAAGAACATCTATGCCAAAAGCGTACAACGACCACCCAGACGGTCGTGTGTTCTATAGCATGATGAGTTTTATGGTTCAACAACATAATTTGTTACGCGAGAACGTAGGGCAGAATGTTATAGAGGCGTATAAAAAAGGACTGAACAGTAAAGAAGGCAGAAAACATTTTAAAGATGCTGTTGACTACGGGGCAAGGTACGCAGTATTTACTGCCGCCCTCGCTGGGTTCTTTGATGACGGAAGAAAAATTTTACGTGGAGATGACGTAGAAGAGTACGAGCCTGTTGCTTCTACAGCTAATCAGCTTGCTCAGTTTGCTACGATGGGTATTGTACAACCCAGAGCAGAAACATGGGGCGGAAAACCTGTTAATTTACTTGAGCCTCCTCAACTAGCTATGGTTGAGGACCTAGCATCATTAGGTTTTACTGCTGCTCAAGACTTTGCGGAGGGTGAAGAGTTTAACTCTGAAAAGTTATTTAAAGTTATGCAGCGATGGGTTCCGTTAGTTTCTAACGTAGATGATTTTTTAAGGTACTTCAACGACGGAGAACGTTTGCTTACAGAGGAATAATAACAATGAAAGACAAAGACCACACTGTATCGTACACATCTATAGACTATCACTCTATGTGTGAGAAGTCAAAGAACCGCATCAAACGAATGCAGAAAGAAGGAATGCCTACGCCTCACGACTCAA